GGTCTCATCCTGGTCTTGTAGCTGAAATGTTGCCGTACCAAAATCAGTATTAGAATATGCCCGACCAGTGCCATCAATCACCTCAACCCTATTCACAAATTCATAGGCATCATCAAAGGATGGCGCATCATCGTCATTGGCAATAGTCAAGTAATCACCCTCTTTAAAGGAGTATCCTATTGCGAGGAGGAATCGTTGAAACTCCTCAAGCATCTCATGTAGAGACACTTCATCAACAATACTATGCTCAACGTCAACTCTGACGGAATCGAACATTGTATCCCCTGCCTTCTTTATAAACTTAATCATTCAGGTGCCCACCTTATCTTACCGTTTTTCTTTTCAAAATTACTTATTAGTTCTTCATATGACAAGAGCTCTTCTGTCTCTAGATCGCCCAGCCAATCCGACAAATCATTCCAGTCTTCAGACCGCATCGGGGCGAGACCATATTCATCCCAACCAGCATAACCTTCTTCGGAATCGTCGCGAATATCAATACGACCAGCCGAGTAACTTTCAAGGAACTCCATATACTCATAGGTTCCGCCTTTCCAACCTTTGCGCTTATGCAATACAAAGGGAATGTTTCTCTTTTCATACCATCTGTTCGAGACTGGACCCATCCAGTTGGTGCTATAGTGTATCATCGTACTTGCTTGCGCGTTCTTCTTCGAGGATTTCTTCGGAAATTAGGAGTGCTTTGAATCCTGCATATATCAGAACGCAGGCGAATGTGTACATAATAAAATCGTTCATATAATACCTCTTAATCAATATACTTATTATACTACATTATCAAAGAATTGTAAAGCATTATTTTACGTGAGTTACAACTTCATACAAATACCAGTCATACCAGTTACGATATGTCTGTTTCATATCCCTTTCGTTGTTCCTTAACACGCTATCCCAAGCACCATTCAGGTCATCAAGTTTACCATTGATGACAGCACCCTCATATTCTGAGCGACCAAAGCTGACTACTGGCTTGTCAAATAACATCGCCTCCTGCCCAACCCCTGAGTTGATCACATAGGTTGCCTTGGCTTTAGGGATTAAATCGTTAATAGCGTGGTCAGTAATGTACATAACATTGTTATACTTGGCGATAATTTTCATTAGTGGAGACATTGCCGCCAAGTTTACTGGGTGTCCCTTAAACACAGCTGTGGGGCGATTTGGGACTGCATGGCACCACTTGCATATGGCTTCAACGAACTCTGGGACTGTTACATCTGAGTGATACTGTATGGTCTCATCATGGGGTAACTGTAATGGGACGAATATGAAGTCGCCAGCATAGTCAAAACTAGTTCCTTTTGGCTGTTCAAACTTAGAGTTGCCGCTGAACGCATATTGGCGCATGAGGTTGAACGCTTCATCAGAGCGCATGTCACGTGGATCAAATTTATCTACGAATGACGCGCCACCACCCCAACCTTTAGGGTCTACAGTGAATAGCCAAGGGAATACAGTCTGCATGTAGAACTGCGTGTTATCACCCCCACCCCAATTGTGCCTCTCAACATGAGGAACAAGGAATTTAGTATCAGAAGGGAAGAACTCTTCAATGGTAGAGTTAAACGACCAACGAGGCATTTCAATCACAAGGTCGCTGTCATTGCTCAGGGCAAACCTTTCCCAGTGTGTTCTGATCTCAGGCAACTCAGCATCATTGCGACGTTCTAAGCCAAACTTCTTAAATGGTATGTCAAGTCTTGGCTTGAGGAGAACGCTTTTAATGCCTTCTATTCGGTGAGTGTATTCTTTCTTCTTGGCCACATAAGTTGGATTATCGTGTTTACGCGCACCCTTACCCGTCCATATCATTGTCCCATCAACAAACTCCCAGTCCATAAAGCTGCCATCAAACTTAGTGATGTGCTCATCGGCAACACCAGCAAATACTCTAGATAAGGCAACCTGATCGGCGAACCACCTCAGGTCATTCTGGCTTATGTACTCAGCAACCCCATTAGCGACATTAATGGCGCGAGTATCCATATACACAGCACCAGCGGCAACGCGTGTTCCTTCAGCCTCCCAGCCTGTAGTTCCTGCTAATGGTTCTCTCGGGAAATATCCGCAGGGCGTTTTGGGGAATTCAAATTGTTCCATAACCATACAGTCAATATCAAGTACCAGTACGCTACCAGATGAGTTGAGTATAGTGGGTAGAACTAGGAACCTAGAGCAAGCATAATAAGTTCTCTCGGCATCCCAACACCAACCCTCAAAGTCCTTATCTTCAAAACTATATGTCACCTCATGCTCTGAGTTCGCTCTTAAGATACCAGCAAGGGCAAGTGCTTTATCAGTAGGGTTGATTATGTGTACATGCGTACAGAATCCAGCATCCGAAGATGAGTATACAAATGCTGGACCATGCTCATTGAAATACTTACTATCACAAGCTGCCATTACCACTGGATTTGTTGGGACTTCACCGTACATTTTATTTACCTATTATGTTATAGTTGACACCACCCTTGGGCATATAATCTTCGCGCTTATAGCCAACCGCTTCTGCGCACTCTACAGCATTCCAAAACAAGTCAACAAGTTCCTGTTTGGGGTGATCGGCTGCCTCGCCAGTAAACCAGTCAGGCTTCCAAGGTTGTGTCGGCATATGAGTATAATGTAGCTGTTTAAATGGAACGATATCCCCATCGTGGCTGTTCCAAGCAGGATCTAAGTCGCCGACGAGGTTATTTTGTATGAACAGATTGATAAACTGGTGGTGGGATGTAGGGTTGCCTTTCCATTCAGATACAGGAGACATTTGACTGAACTTAGCGCAGTCAAACAAAATAACGCAGAACTCCTTTCCTCCGAAACGCTTACCGTCGCGAGCAAGCATCATCTTATCGTCAGGGATCTCCATATCAATCAACTCGCCGATATCTGAGAAGTTGAGCATATCGCAATCTGTGTATATGGCTCTACCTTGGAAGTTACAGTATTCGGGGATAGCCCAGCGGAAGCCAGAGAAGGGAGTTGACCAGTTATGATCGGCAAAACCGTGCCAGAATGACTCGGCATCATTAGTTTGGCGCATCCACACAATATCAAGTTCTCGATCAGTATTTTTGCGGAGAGTATATTCATATGCCATGTCAATAAGAGCGTCTTCACCGTTAGCGGATGAACCTATGAATATTCTTATGGGATCGTTCATAATAGTAATCTCAATGTTTAGTTAATTATACAATACTATTGGCAAAAAGTAAAGTTATTTGTTATAATCTTCCTTGAGTTGAGATATGTGCTTTGTGTGTAACTTTAGTCCGATAAACTCGTTATAATAGTCATCCCTGAGAAGTACATCGTTTGCGAACTGTTCGCGAGCCTCATAATATGAGCATTCGCCCTTAGTTCTAGCCAAGTGTATGATCTCTCGGTCAAATGCATTTCCCTGTTCTACTAGCATCTTAACCTGTTCACTTGACCCATAATATGTTTTCCAGTCTGATGGGACTTTAGTCTTTACTCTGCGCTTCCGAGTCTTTGTAATGGGTAGAGTCTTTGGCCGCCAAAAGAACTTCTTACCGATATACGCCATACCAGTATCAACTTCTGTCACCTTATAACAAAAGCCGACCCAATCTTTCAGGTCGGCTTCCTCAGGCGTAAATGGCTTCCCTTCATATATCCAAGGATTTTCGTAATCAGTCGTCATCAAAATCTAATTCATCAAGTTGATCTAAGACTTCGTCAATATCATCATGCTCGTCGTCAAAGTTTAGGTCAACTTCAGAACCGCAAAATGGGCAGTATATCGGGCTATCTCCTATGGAACCTTCGGCCAAAAGATGCACCACGGAATACTCGTTCCCGCAGTCATCGCACGTCAGTTCATATGTTATTTCATGCATCTTATATCCCTATTTGAACGTGTAACGAACTTCAGTTTCAAAACTGTGTTCCCAACTATCCACGTTAGTCGATTCAACCTTACCTTTGACGGTAAAACCATTCTTGAACTTGAATTTATAACCAGCCTCAGCCGACACACCACTAGTCATTTTGCCTGCCTCAAAGTAGGCACTCTTTCCTTCATAACCCAACCGAAAGTGATTCGTCGCATCATCAGTAAAATAAGATACTGCGTATGAATCACCCTCTATCTTTTTCGCTTTGCTTTTTAATTCAACATATGGGTTAGCTGTTGCTAAACTCATTCCCATTAATGCTGCTACTAACACTATACCTTTCATGCCGCTGCCCCTTGCGCATATGCCTCACCCCAACCACCTTTCAATCCAGCAACTTCATATTCCGTAACACGGTTCTCAAAGAAGTTAGTGTGGTCGGCACCGTTCAATACCCATTCTAGCCAAGGCAAAGGATTTTCTTTCACCTTGAAATTAGTTCGGAGTCCCAGTTGTAACAATCTTCTATCAGTTATATAGCGGATGTACTGTTTCACCTCTGAGGACTCTAGACCCTCAACTCCACCCATCTTATAGGCAAGGTCAATGAACTTGTCTTCCAACTTCACAGCATGGCGAGCCAACTCATAGATTTCTTTCTTAAAATCTTCATCAACAATGCGAGGATGCTCAGCGCAGAATGCTTTGAATAGTTTTGAGTTGCCTTCAACGTGAATAGACTCGTCGCGGATACTCCACTCAACTACCTTACCCATCCCCTTCATCTTACCGAAACGCTGGAAGTTTAACAACATAACGAATGATGCGAACAGTGCTACTCCCTCATTCATAACCGACTTAGCTAGTGACAAACCAAGACCACGCATAGTGCTAGTATCAGATTGCATCATGTAGTCAATCTTATCTGCCATTTCGGTGTACTCAAGGAACGCATGATATTCACTATCGGGCAACCCAAGCGTCTCATTCAGCAGGGCATATGCTCTCTGGTGAATACCCTCCCTAGCAGCAAACGAACCTAGCATATTGCGGACTTCATTGTTCTTAAACTTAGGAACAAACTGATCATAGTAGTTCTGACCGACTGCAACATCGCTCTGAGTAAATAGTCTGAGAACATTGGTGATATACTCCTTCTCAACTTCAGTAATTTTACCGCCTTTCCCTTTCCAGTCAGTAACGTCTTCAGACAAATCAATCTCATCTTCAATCCAGTGCGCCTTCTCGTGGCGTGTAGTAATATCTACAGCCCATGGATAGTGGAACGGTTTATAAGTTTCCGAGAACTCAAGCAAACCGCCTGACTTTTTTACCAGAGTGTCAGCGACTTTCATCAGGTCATCATACGTTCCTATATGCTTATCGTCAACATAAATCTGAGGTACTGAGCGTGCTCCAGGAACTTTCTGGTAGAACGCTAATCTTTGCTCTTCGTCATCTAGCATAATCTCAGTGAACGTGTGTCCGTGCGACTTAAACCAAAACTTGGCTTTCTCACAGAACGGACAGTTACTCTTGCTGTATATTAAAACTTCCATTTACTTCCCCGATTTCTTGTTTTCTATTATGTTCAGTTTAACACCTATTGTAGCATCTAATCGGCTCATAGGTATGTTGTCTTGAGATAACTCAAGAGCCTTTTGTTTCATATTTACATTAAAGTTGTTGCGAAACCAAATGTCAATCCTATCGGCAATGTTTACTACTTTTCGGAACAACTTGCCTTTAAAACGATAGACTGCTCTCATCAGAACAACTCCTTCTCAGTGAATACTTCAAATGACATGAAGTTAATATCGGCAAACTTCCTTGCTTCTGCCCACTTGACCTTGTTGATCTTCCACTTCTTTTGATAATGAGGTTTTATCTCAATGATCTTACTATGACGTTGACCTTCGTAGTCAGTCATCTCAACCCAGAAGTCAGGATAGTAGGTGCGGTTCTTGCCCTCAAAGATATAGGGAATCTTGAACTCCTCACTTGACCATTGTAGTATCCTCGGACACTTATCACAATACACCATAAACAGTCGTTCCCAACTGCTACGGTATATAATCTGATTTACATTACCATGATACTTGTCGGGGTTCTTAGCTGTAAACTTACCCTTGAAGTTGTTTCTCATATTCCTACCCTTCACACGCACGACATTCAGATTGTAATCCATCATCATCATCAGCTGAATTGGTGTCGCTAAACTCAGCCAGCCTTTCTCTAGCAACTTTAGTCGTAACATTCTCAGCTTTATTAGATGTTTCTGTTCTTAAATAGTATAACCCCTTTGTACCATAAAGCCAAGCATTAAAGTGCACTTTATGTAGGTATGCTTTAGTGGCTCCAGATGGGAAGAATATGTTTAAGGACTGCCCCTGACACAAATATTTTTGCCTATCTCCAGCTTGCTTAACAATGACATCTTGATCAAGTTCAATCGCAGTTTTGAAAACATCTTTAATGTGTTCAGATAAGAAATCAAGATGTTGTACAGAACCACCACCAGTAATGATCGATGACCAAACTTCAGGAGTGTTTTTTCCAAGTATTTCCAGTTCTTCTTCGAGATACTTGTTTTTGGTTAAATGGCTCCCTGCCCTTGTGCGAGAAGTGAACGCATTCGCTTTCCATGGCTCAATAGAAGGAGAAGTCCCCCCAATCAAAGAACTATTAGCATTTGGTGCGATAGCTAATAAGTGAGCGTTGCGTCTCCTTGAGAGGGGCAGGTCGGGCGCTGCACCTCGTTCGACACCAAGACGTAGCGTTTCCAACTCGGCATCTTCTCTAATTTTCCTAAAGATTTCAATGTTGAGATTTGATGCTTCTTCGCTCTCGAATGCTACACGATGTTTTTGCAGATACGCATGATAACCCATTGCTCCGAGCCCAAGACTACGCTCACGCATAGCGGAATACTTGGCACGGGAGATCTCTTCTCCTGCGTTGTCGATAAAGAACTGCAGGACATTGTCAAGAAACCTGATAAGGTCAGGCACAAGACTGCTGTTCTTCCACTCATCATACTTCTCCAAGTTCAGTGACGAAAGGCAGCATACAGCGCTGCGCTCTTCATTGGTGGCCAAGTGGATTTCGTTACATAGATTAGACCCATTTATTCGTAAACCAATATCCTTCTGCTCTTTTGGCATTGCTCTATTGGCGGTGTCGATAAAGTTTAGGTATGGCTCGCCAGTACGGTAACGTGTCTCCAATAAAAGTTCCCACAGTTTCCGCGCTCGGATAGTATCACGAACTTCGTCATTACTAGGATCTTTCAGTTCCCAAACCGCATCATCTCTCACGGATTCCATAAACTCATCAGTCAAATTTACAGCATGGTGTAAATTCAAACATTTACGGTTCACATCACCAGTGGGAATGCGCATATTTACAAATTCGACGATATCTGGATGAGATATATCCATATATGCTGCATATGATCCTTTTCTGGTCTTACCTTGACGATACGCAGTCATATCACTGTCGACTGTGTGTAGGAATGGCATCGGACCAGGAGCAACATCTGATACTGAACGAATATCTGACCAGTGACCTCCTACACCACCGCCCTTAACGGACAACCAGCGTAATTCGGCAGAATGGTCGATCAACCCTTCTAGACTATCAGGAACATATGTTAGAAAACATGAGATAGGTAGTGATTTTACTCTTTCGCCTTTCAATGGAGCATTAGATAGTATGGGAGATGAAAACATAAACCACCCCTTTGATACAGCATCATATATTCGTTGCGCCAACTTCATATCACCATCACAATACGCTACTGCTGCTCGGGCAAACGCTTTTTGCGGGGATTCTTCATCTTCTCTACAATAATAGTCTTTCAATAATTTAACTGCTTGATCAGTCATCTGTGAATCACGATCATAATTTACTCGCACACCAAGGTGTTTGCCCGAAAGTCCGAACATAATTTTCGCCTTATTTTTTTGTTACTTCTTGTAATTTTAGTTTATTGAGAACCCAATCTTCCGCTAGATCCTCAGCCTTTGCCTCACGTGCCGTGGGAATTCTGCCCAAAAGTTTATTGTTGTGATACAACTCAATCATATATGATTGATCTCTTTTGTGTACTTTTGAGTTTTTTGTTTTTTCCTCATTCCAATATTCGCTTAAAATCATACTTTACTCCACTCACTTAATTTAGCTTTTGCAGCTAACCCTTTGAAGGTGTTACTACTTATAACCTCTTGAATTTCATCCAAGTCTTTTCCAGATAAAAACATATCGTTTATGTCTTTTTCTTTAATACTATGTGGAAAAATTGTAACCGAATGGTTTCGGTCAATAGTCTTACGAACCCTCCTGACGATCTGAGCATTTCTCGGCTCATTATCGTATATAAAATTATAGTCAGCCGTTATCATATCAAGCCCACTGACATCAGCACCAGCCATAGCGATAGCATTTTCTACAAACATACTGTCGATTGGACCCTCAACTACCCGAACTTCTTTCCTAAAATCGACAGTATCGAGTCCGAATATTTTAGGAGAGTCAGATTCTAGCATAATGGTGATATACTTTAAATCCGACTTACCCAACGCTCTTCCCTGAAACCCTATCAAGTTCTCATCCTTATCAATAAATGGGATGATAATTCTTGGCTCATCAAACTTAATATTGGGAAACTTTCCTGGCTCGCACAGGTTTACAAACTCATAGAACTTGGGTGCGTAGAATAATTTATAATGGTAATTTGTGGGGATTCCACGAGATAATATGTAATTTCTAGCCTTATGTCCAACTGCAAGCTGAGATATTTTCTTCAGTTTCCCGAGAGGCGTCTTTAGGTAATTG